CTGGTTCCCTCCAGCAGGCCGCTGACCCGATCTACCGCATCGGCCAGCACCGGGACGTGGTGCTCCACGTGCTCAACGCCGACGCCTCGATCGATGAGGTGATGTGGGCGGTGCTCATCGAGAAGGCCAAGGTCGTTGATGCCATCAACGCCGGTCAGCCCGTGACCATCGATGAGGAGACCGTGACCGAGGCGGTGCTGGCCCACTATGGCTGGTAGGCGCAAGGCCCTGCGGGTGGGCGCCCTGGTGCGCCCACTCGCCACCGACGCAGGCTTCGAGGTAGCGCTGGAGCGCATCGCTGCTGCTGGTGACAATCGGCGGCGCAAGGGCAAGCCGTACACCGACGCCGAGCGCCTGACGCTGGTGACAGAGGCGGCGTACTGGGCACGCTGGCTGCCCAACGAGGTCGGCGTGGTGACCGAGGTGTACCCCCGCACTGAGAAGTACCAGGCGCTGGTGCGGTTCGGCGCCCAGTGCAGCATCGAGCACGGCGACCGCTGGATCTGGACCCGTGAGTACCTGTTCGCCCGGGACGAGTTGAGCGTCCTGTAACCGCAGGTCAGACATGATGTGTCACCAGAGGCCCCTACGGGGGCCTCTGTTGCGTCAACAGGTGCTTCCGCCATCACCCTAGCCAACCCCTCCCCCTAGCCCCACACAGAGCCATACAGGGCCATATCCGGGCCTGTTGAGACAACAGACGCAGGAAGACCCGGCCCCCGTGATGTCCTGAGAGGACAGCACTGAGTAGTAGCAGCCCATAGCACAGTGAGTGGTGTGTAAGCAAGTCATGGTGTGCGTGGGTACAGTGCGTGGGTACATGTGGGCGTGCGTGTGGATTGACAACACACTGCACCCCCAGCCCTGTGGTTTGACAACACACACCACACCTCCACACGCAGCCTACCCACCCTCTCGACGCATGCGGTGCTGCGCGCCGCATCATACAGGCAAATGCCCTGGTCACAGGGCATGTTACATGCAGCAAATCACGTGCCACGGGCACGTGATTTGACTACAAATACGGGCGCTGCGCACCCGTGATTTGTCAACATAAAGGGCCGGACCCCCGGCCCTTTATCAGAGCAAAGCCCCCCACCGGGGGGCTAATCCATGAGTGTGGAGACGTGTTTGTCACCGCTAACATCTCACAGATTTCCACTGATTTGTAAGCACTTGCTGTATCAACAGTTCGCGCAAAGTGCCACCGAGTCCTCACCACCACTGATGTGGAAGCAATGTTGCACCTGTCACACCTGTTGTCACAACACAAGAAGGTGGGAAAGCGACCGGGAGGGGACACAGGGGACACTTCAGAGTATTCGGTGTACTGGGGGGACTTCGGGGACACCTCGGATATGACCCCCTATACCTCCTCAGGTCCGGCCAGATGTCACACCTGGTTCCACATCACTTACCCCGAACCTGTCATCGGTGCCACCTACGGAGATCCGCATCCCCTCGCTATGCCCAGGTATGGCTTCCACAGGCCCGGAAACGCCCCTGGAACGCCGCAGGACGGCCCCGGAGGGCCGTCCTGGGTCCTTGGGAGGCCGGAGGTGGGTGTACGGCGTCTCAGGCGGTCTTGGGGCTACTCGCAGCCGATGCCGTCCCGGTCCCGGTCGAGTTTGGTCGAGTAGCCCGGGTCTCCGATGTGGATCGGGGCCGCTCCGGCCGCTCGAACGGCGTCGCAGTTGGCGTAGGAGACACTGGGTGCAGGGGCCGGTGTCACAACAGGGGCCGGTGCAGCGGTAGGAGCCGGAGTGGGGACCGGACGGGGCGCTGCTGTGACGACAGGGGCCGGGGTGGTCGGCGGAGCGCACTCGTAGTTCGGAGTGGCCTCGTCCAGGGCCACGTAGTCGGCTTCCCTCGGATGTCCGCCATAGCCGTCGCGGCTGTCGTAGCGGGCGATGGCGTAGCCCTCACCGATCAGGTAGCGCCCGGCGTCCCCGGCTGATGTGTCGACATAGCGCAGGATGCGCCCGTAGCGGTCGACGTCGTCCCGTGCACCGCCTGTCACGACAACAGGCTGGTTGAGGACGAGTTCGGTCAGGCGGGCTGCTGCCACATCAGCGCCGCAGTCGCCCACCTCGGGGGTGTCGATGCCGATGATGCGGACACGCTCTCCCGTTGAGAGGTCGACGGTGTCGCCGTCGATCACGTTGATGACGGTGACAGTGGCGACGGTGGGCACCGGGAGGGTGACGGATTCGGGCTTGGCCAGCGTTGTCGTCACCTCAGTCACGGGAGCCGCCGTTGTTGCAGGAACGGTTGTGTCAGATGTCACAGCCTCGCTGCTTTCACAGGCAGCCAGGGCTATGAGTGGGAGGAGCAGGAGCGCCTTGTTCATCCTGACAGTTTAGCAGGGTTCGGAACCCTTGTCAGATCGACCCGGGCAGTAGGGCCACTCGCACCTGTCGGTCTGGGTGCGGCAGCCGTCCCAGCGCCACCACTCGCAGCCGAGCACCGGCCCGATGAACCCGGCGCAGGAGCCGACGTAGTCGTAGCGGCCGTAGGTGAAGAGATGCGGGAGGTGAGGTCCTGTGAAGACGGGCGTGCCGTTGTGGCGGGAGGCGAGGCAGATCCGTTGTGCCATCAGATCTTCCCGGTGCCGTAGCAGGTACGGCACTCGTGGGGCGAGCGGAACTGGTAGCCGTCAGGGGTGACGCCCTTGCCGTGACAGACCGGGCAGGTGTTGACATCACGCTCCAGCACCTCGTTGAGGTTGCGGACGGCGGCTGCGGTCAGGTCGGTGTTCCAGGTGACGACCCGTGGTGTGTAGTCGGGATGCTCTGTACTGACGACAGGGCGGCGCTTGGGCTTGCCGCCGTCCTCCAGGTCGGCCGGTGTCATGTCAACAGACTCCAGGAGGTGCACCAGGCGGCGGTGGAGGGTCTCGACCATGCGCTCCTGGGCATTGCCATTGCCATCGGCCGGGACGAATGTTGACTTGGCAAGGCGCCGCTCCTCCTTGCGGAGACGGTTGCGGACCGTGCGGGCGATGGAGATCACCTCGGCCACGGTGAGGGTGACGGTGACCTCTTGATGGAGCGGCTTCACTCTGCCTCCAGGTGGACTTGGCCGTTCAGGATGCCGAACGACCAGCGGAGGACACGCCGCTCTTCCTCTTCGATGTCGTGCAGGCACTCCAGGAGGTTGTAGCCCTTGTAGTCACAACTGTGGCTGGTGGTGACCCGGCCGTCGTCTTGGACGTAGACGTAGATCACTTGATCCCCTTGTTGGCTTCGTTGGCAGCGCGCCAGATGGTCATGGCCTTGCGGACATCGAGAGGAGGAGTACCAGGTGCGGGAGTGGGCACGGGATGGCAGGGGCAGGCGCACCACCAGTGCCAGCCTGTTGCCGTCAGCAGGGTGCCGTCGCAACGCTCGTGCTCGCCCCGCTCGCAGTGGCCGGTTGCGTCAGTCATCTTCCACCAGTTCCATCTCGACGTCGTCAAGATAGACGTTGGACTGCATGAAGGCCTTCCAGTAGCCCTCGGTGAGGGGACCGTTGGGGCCGGGGTCGTAGTCGTGGTCCTCGATGTCCATGTAGCCGGTGACACGGATGCGCTTCACGACTCCACCTTGAAGAAGGCGAGGACGAGGGTGGCCAGCACCTGACCGCCGATGTAGTTGTCATCACCGTCGTACTGGATGACCGTGCGGGCCTCGCTGATGAGATCATCAGCGGTGACCTGGTGAGGCTTCTGGCGCCGCTCGGCCTGGCAGTCCCGGCACTCGGTGCCGCGGTGCCAGCGGTGGTCGGTGGGGTCCTGGGAGTGCCCTCCAGCGTTGGTGACGGTGGGGAAGGCCTGCACGTTCTTGGACTTGCGGCAGGTCCGGCAGACCATGGTGGTCGTGTCGAGATCGAGGTGCTCGTTGAGGTGCAGGACGTACGCTCCAGGCATGGCGACAAGTGTAGCAGGGTTCGGAACAACAAGAAAGCCGCCCGAAGGGCGGCTCCTTGCCTCCTGGTTGTTGCCACTACTCCCAGGAGAGTTCCCGGCCGACGATCCGAGGCATGCCCTCGGGGTTGGCGACCCCCAGTTCGGTCAGGAGCCGGTTGAGGGCGTTGATGGTCTCCAGGATGATCGCTCGGGCCTCGCCGTCTTCCGTGCTGACGTAGTCGTCCCGCAGGAGGACGGCGCCTGCCAGCGCAGCGTGGAGGTCCTTGGTAATGGAAGTGTCCATCACGGGATCCAGACTTGTGATGACGGTTGCACGTTGCTATAGGCCTTCCAGGTATGCCCGACGACGGTCACGGCGTAGGAGCAGTCCCAGAACCCGCCGATCGAGACGCTCTGCCCGGAGTAGGAGACGTAGCGGCTGGTCCGGTAGTGGCCTACCAGGGCCATGTTCGAGGCCGAGTAGATGTGTGCTTCCAGCCACACCGTCGAGCCTGCTGGGTAGTTCATGCCGATGACACGCCAGTCGATGTCGCCCTCGGAGTTGATGAGACGGGCGCCGGTCTGCGTGCAGACCTGGCGGGATGATGTCAGCCACCCACAGCGGGTGTTGTTGACCCACACACCAATGGATGCCTTCGGCATCGCTCCCACGGTGGACGCTTGGCTCGGTGCTGCCATGAACAACACCGCCAAGGACGCGGCAAGGACGAATAGGACTTTCCTCAATGGACCCCTCCCCGTTCAGGCTTCGGTACCCGAAGACTAGAGGGACGGAGAGTGGTCTGTCAACTACGGTACCGTTTCATATCAGCCACGGCAGGCCTCTCGCTGGTTATCGACGTGGACCCAATGGGGGATGTCAGTGGTCTTGATGTCAGGGACATAGGCGACGGTACGGCCACAGTGAGCGCAGAGGGAGAGCCCGGAGGAGTTGCGCTCCGTCGGTGTGGCGATGTTCTGGATCTCTAGCACGGTGCGGGGCTGGTCCCAGAAGTTGAATGGATTGTAGTCAGCATCAGTAGGTGACCCGATGACCAGGATGCCAAGAGGTTCCAGGGCCTCGGCTAGGGCGGCGATGCGGTCCTCCCACTCGTCTGGTTCCACATCAAGGAAACCACGGAGTTCGACCTGCTGCGGCGGGTCGCTGCGGAGGGTGATGCGCCACCTCATCAGTGCACCTGTCCCGGGAACCACTCACGCTGGATCTTCCAGCCCACGCTGATCAACTTCTTCCGCTCGGTGCCCGCGGGCATCAGCGAGGGGAACTTCTTGGTGTCGAACTTCTCGGCGTAGGAGTAGTTGGTCGTCCCCAGGACGTGGTAGCCCCACTTGCTGCCCACGTGGTCGTAGGGCAGGTAGCACAGGTCTTCCGGGCACAGCGGGTTGACGAAGGTGCACAGTGGTTCCGGAAACGGAGGCATTTGGTACGCCGCGGTGACGCCGTGCTCGGCCATGTGGTTCTCGACCAGGCGCTCGATCGAGCGCTGGATCCTGTTCTGGTCCTTGCTCACAGGTTGACCGGCTTTCCTCGGTGGGTGACGAAGTAGGTGGTGAGGGCGCCCAGGAACAACCCGGCCAGGAAGGCGGCGAATCCGAGGGGCACCAGACGGAGATCATGGCTGGTAGCAGCAACAAGAACAACGCCAGCAGCCAGAATGTTGATAGATACAACAATGCCGATGCCGAGAATGATGGCCAAGGCACCGCGCCAGTCAGTGGGCCAGAAACTCATGATGTCACCAGCAGATCGAGCACGACGTCGAGGCTGAAGCGGTGGACCGCACCGGGCAGCCGGACTTGGAGCCCGGGATCCATGTCGAGCATTGTGCTGTCGCTGATCCAGCGGACCGACTCCACGTGGTCGAAGGTCTGGGTGAACGGTTCGGGATGCTCCGGTGTTGAGACGACCAGGGTGACGTTCATCGCTGGGGTTCCCAGGGCCATGCGGGCTCGGTGGCGCCGTACTTGGCCTTCAGGCGCTCGTACTCGGCCCGCTCCTTCATCTCCTCGGTCGCCTTGCGCTGGCGCTTGTCCTCGGCCTCCTGGCGCTTCATCTCGGCCTGGACTGCCTTGTGCTTCTCTTCTGCTTCCGCTACCAGCACATCGGTCCGGGCCTTGTAGGCCTCGGGATCGAACGGCCACTCCTCGTAGCCGACCCACATCTCCCACGAGTCACGCTCGTAGTCCTCGACGCTCCAGTAGACGCCGTCCCCGCTGATGACCACCTCGGGCTCGCAGAAGTCGTTCCTGCCGCGGGTCTTCGGGAACCTTTCGGAGAGGTTGGCGGGCTTCCCGTACAGGGCGAGGTGGGTCCGAGCATGGCGGTCGTTGTACGCAGCGGCGATGTCACTGATCAGCGTTGGGTCGAGTAGGTGCTGCTCGATCTGCTGGCGGGCGTCGTAGAAGTGCTTCAGTTCGAGCACGGTGGGGAGCGGCATGCCCGGAAGTGTAGCAGGGTTCCGAACCCTTGTCATCTCACGTCAACGGAACGTCCAGAGGAGGATCAGCATTGTTGCTATTATCAATGCCATGGTGCCCATCAGCCGACCATACCCAGCCATATCAGGCCCTCAAACCGCCACGCTGTGTGAGCGGTCTCACGCCGCGGTGAAACCGCTTTATCCACATTTGTAGTCATTGACATTGACGTGCTACGGGGTGATCCCCTTGCACGGGTGGCACCATGGCTTCGGGTTGCGGGTGGCGCTGGCGCCCTCGGCAGTACCGACGACGCAGGCGGCAGTCAGGGCCAGGATGCTGAGTGCAGCACACAGACGCTTCTTCATGAGGTCTCCTATCGGGTTGGGCATTCCGGGTGTACCGGAGAGCGGTCGGCTTGCGGCTGTCGTTCCCCACAGCGGTAGGGCGGTTGCGATCCGCCTCTCCGACTACGGGCCGATCGTCTCCCCCGGAGGTCATGGCTGCGCCGCCAGTAGGTCACACAGTTCATCCATCAGGTCCCTCGCCTTGTTGCGTACAGCAGCGTCCAGTTCGTGCCACTCGGTGAGGCCATCCCACGACAGTCGGATCTCGGCCTTGTGGGTAGCGCGCCGGATCTCGTTCCTCACAGGATCTCCCCCAAGATGTCGGGCAGCCGCTTCTCCCAGCCGTCTGTCATCTCGATGATGTGCTTTGCCACTCGCACGAGGTTGTCGGATACAACAGTGCCGGGGGTCACGCAGAGGATGATCGGCTTGTCGAGCAGTAGGGAGGCTCCCAACTCGACGGCCAACTTCACGTCGACCTTGCCGGTGTAGATGCCGATGACCATCTTGGAGTCTGACATCGGCTTGACGACCTGCTCCTCGACCCACTTCGCGAAGGCCTCGTCATCCTTCTTGCTCATGACGACAAGCCGATCTGCTTGGCGCGCAGGATCGTCATGACTGCTTCACCGATGGCGTTGGCCTGCTCGGCGTCGAAGATCCCGGCCCGCTCGGGATGCTCCCAGCACATCGAAGCGGCACCGAGCGCCTCGTAGATCAACTCGTGCAGTGGTGTGTCAACAGTCCACTCCGAGTAGGGGGCGGTGGGAATCACGGGCGGCATTACTGGGCTTCTCTCTTCTCGACCCATGCTGTGAGGGTGTCAACAAGACGCTGAGCGGTCTCGGCATCTTTGGAGTAGGCGAAGAAGCAGGACTCCTCGCAGTCGAACTCTACGTCGGGGAACTGCGACTTGAACGTGTCTTGCGCCTCGTAGTTTGCATCGTCACTGAAGCCAGAGCCGGGCTTCCGCAGATCGCTGGAGACTGTCCAGTGATCGAAGTCGTCGTCGGGTGGGTCGATGCCCAGGATGGCTCGCATCTCTTTATGATACCGTACCTTTACTCGGATTCCAACTCGGCGCCAGGGTATCGGCCTTCCAGGGCAGCCAGCAGGCGGCAGCGATCCTGGGCGCTCAGGTGCTCCCACGGCACGTACTCCTCTACGTCCTCGGGAAAGGTGATCATGAGTTGCTTGTAGCAATGGGCAGCCAGGCACCGGTCACCGTGCTCTGTCAACAGAACACGGTGTGACACGTGGCCCTTGGTGCAGCGGAAGTACGGTCCGGGCTCCTCGAACCAGCGGTCCGGGTAGCCCAGGAAGAAGGCGCCGCCGCACAGCATCTCGATGAAGGATGCCTGGCGCTGGCGTGTAACCAGAGCGGCGTACTCATGTGTGATCATCGTGCGCCTTCCGGATCTCGGCCAGCATGACGTCCTTCTCGTCCAGGAACTTGTTGTAGTCGATATCGAAGTACACAGCGATCAACTTGGCCAGGCCAGTCTCGCCCAAGGCTTTCCACTCCGACCCGCTCCAATGGCAGATGGAGTGTGTGTCACTGTCATCAAGGAACGAGACGAACGAGACGATGGCCTCGTGCTCGTCCCGATGGCGGGCGATCTTGGCGTGCTCGGGGTAGGTCCCGGCCTCGTTTCGCAATGCCACGGTGATCTCGTGTGCCTTCGCCCCGTAGTTGGCGATGTTGAACAACTCCTCGTCGGTGAGGGAGATGAACATCTCCGGCGAGAGCCGGGAGCGCCGGATCAAGGCCATGTAGCGGTTCGCCATGTTCTCCTTCACCCCGACGATCCGCTGGATGCTGGCACTGTTGATGGTCACACCGGCTCCTTGTCGAGGTAGGTGAAGTACGGCATTCCGCCGGGAGCGACGTCCCACAGTTCGCGGGGTAGGGGGTACTCTCCGAGACCCAGCCCGATGGCCATCGTGATCAGTTGTTCACACGCTAAATGTAAGCCGGTCCACTGGGTGCCGTTGCGGTCCTCGCAGAGGTTGAGGAACGACCACCCGCCTCCGCTGCTGGCTCGGAACTTCACGGGAAGGTCATCGAGCCAGCCCTTGACCTCGGCCCGGTGAGACTCCAGGCGCTGCGGGTGGAAGCCGAAGGTGTGCATCACGCCCTGCACGATGACGGCATCCTCGGGCGACTTCTTGTCGACCGACACTTCCTCGGGCTGGTACAGGCAGTCGTGGAACACGTGGTCCACGGCGATTTGGTCGATCAGTGGTGCAGGCATGGGAACGGTACCCTAACAGGTTCTCGACCAAGGTGCTACCAGGACGTACGCTGGTGCGGTGGACATGGGCAGGCAGTTCCCCAAGGTGCAGGTCACTCGGAAATCCGGTGGCCTCATCGGTGGTCCCACGACTGACTACACGGCCTACACCGATCTGGAGCAGAGCGATCGGGGGGACGTGTTCGGCATGCGGGCGGCGCATCTTCAGGTGCACCATGGTGATGACGTCACACAGATCCAGTACCCCCAGCACCAGGCCGAGGAGATCTACGGATACGGCGGTCGTCGCTCGAAGGAGCATCCGATGGGGAGCAACGTCTATCGTTCGCACACCCATCAGGATCCGCACGAGAGCGGCCGGTTGTTCAACCTGGAGCACACCCAGGGGAACGATGTGGTGTACTCGCTGTTCTCCACCAAGGAGGGGCGCATCCACGCGCCGACGTTGCTCGGTGTTGCTGCCAACGACTCACGCATGCGCGGGCGGGAACTCCCGCCACCGGACGACCTCAGTGCACAATCGTCCCGGATGGTGCAGCACTTCCAACGCAAGGGTGTGGTTCCGGCATCAGCACCTACTGCTGTCACCAACGAGCACGAGTTTGTGAAGTCGGAGTACCAACGGCCGGAGGCGCTGTACGTCTGGGGTGCTACCGACATCACGCCGCACGAGCACAAGGCTGGGCGGAACCTCGTGCGCTCTGTGCTCCGTGGCAAGCAGACGACCAGGTACGTCGACCAGATCGAGCAGCCGCACCTGCCGGGGATGGAGCCGCCACAGCGCTCACGGTCGCAGTGGTTGTCCGATTGGGGTGCCCGACAGGTGCGGCATTGACACTCTTCATGGTCGAGATGGATATGGTGTTGCTTCCGACAACATCACCTTGTTTCCGGACGCATTGACATTGACAGCAGGCTCTGGTGCTGGCTCAAATCGTCAATGTCAATGATGTTAGCGGAATCAATCACGGGTGTCCCAGTCCCGTGGAGGATGGCGCACGAGGGCGCGGGCCGGGTAGGTGAGGGACCGGAAGACGTCCCCTCGGGAGAGCATGCGGCTCTTCCCCTTGGTGAGTACTACACCGCCCCACAGGCCGTTCTCACCATGGAGGACGGCCCATGACAGGCATGGGTTGACAGATGCCTGTGTCCAGTAGCACGTGGCACAGGCGCTGAAGGCGGCGGGATCCGGCATGATCCCGCGACCGTCAGTCTCGTCAGGGAAGTCTGGGATGAAGAGGACTGGATCCATGCCGATGCAAGCGGCCTTCTCGGTCCACTCCCGCTTCTCCAGGTCGAACGGTGGCTTGACATACATGCAACCTTCTACGAAAGGTCATGGAGGCCGGGGTCTGGAGCCGCCGGGTGGGTTGGGTCCTTCAGCGACCCTCATCGAATCCTTCCTCGAACGGGAGTCGCAACTGCTCTGCTGATACAGCAACTGGCTCCCCGAAGCACGCTTGCAGGGCTGCCTGCACGAGAGCGCGCAGTTGGCCACTGGCCTCGGGGTTGGTGAGCACGATCCGCCTGGCCTCGTACGTGGGGATGCCACGTACCTGGGCGAGGATGTCGGTCAAGGCATCTTCCAGGCGCTGTTGGGTGACCTCCAGGAAGTAGTCGATGTTGATACCGGCAGCACGGGCTGCGACGGCGATGTTGTGCCAGGTGGGATCTTGCTTGCTCATGAGTTGGTGATGTCCTTCAGGCTGATGGGCTTGTCGAGGCTCTTCTTGGCGACCATCTTCTTCAGGTTCTCCAGCACCTGTGGGTCCAGCGTTGCCAACTCGTCGTACATGATGGTGATGGGCTCGTTGTTGACGACACCACCGCCACCACCGCCTATCGGTCCGAACTTGACAGGAGCGCCGTTCCACACGAAGCCGTTGGCACTACCACCGCTGGCCGCGAAGGAGTAGCCACTGCCACCGCCTCCGGCTCGAACACCACTGTGGCCGACACCACCACTCGCCATCCCACGAGGCGGCGGTACGGAACGGTCCACCCAGGGCGGGGTACCTGTTGCGTTCCTCGTGGTGTAGTACCAGAGATCCTTGGCCTGTCGTAGGTAGCAGTCTGGGATACGGCTCGTCTCAGCGATGTGGAGTGCTCTGGCCACAAAGTCACGTCCCGGCTTCTCCGGCGGCAGTATCGGGACGATGACGTAGTTGGCTGTTGCTGGAACCAATCTCGGGATGTCGGGCTGGGGACGGCTGGAGTAGATCATCCGTGACCCGGTCGAGGTGCGGATGGACATGGTCTCGTACTCGATGGTGGCGAAGAGGGTGCTCTCTTCGTACAGGTGGCTGTTGGCGTAGACAAACGAGGCGATCAGGTTGGGCTCGCCCAAGAAGCACCATTGCGTGGTGACCTCAGGCTCGCAGATGCAGTTGATGTTGTGGTTGCCACAGGTCTTACAGCGGGCCAGTGGATCAGGTGTGTTGGGCAAGAGCGATCTCCTTCAGGAAGTCACTGACGGCTGTCTCCAGGTGCATGATGGCCCGGAGGTGCTTGATCGGGAAATCGCCGTCGAACAATGAGCGGACGATGGCGATGGTGACGTCTTCTGATGTCGGAATCACGTCATGCTGCACCTTGGGAGGTGCGGGGGTCTTGGCCGGTGCCGCCACCTTGGCCGGAGGGGCCTTGCGGGGGCCATCCTTGTAGGCGTCCTGCTCTTTGATCCAGTTCGCCGCCCACTCGTGAGCGTCGCGCTGGCGGGCGGGCACCGGGATCTTGTGAACCTGCCGGAGGTGGTTGCCCATGTCCCGGGTGTACTGCGGCTTCTTGCAGACCGGGCACCGGGCCTTCTTGGTCTGCGAGGGGTACGTCTTCTTGGGCTGGGAGATCTGCTCAGCCATCTCCTGTGCCCTGGTTGGTTCCGTCAACACACCGTTGTCACTGGTATCTGTCATGATGCCGCCCGTCGCTTGTTCCTGCGTGTGAGCGCAGCCATCTCCTGCTCCAGAAGCCACAGCCGGTACTGGGGCTTCTTCATGCCGACGTGGTCACCACGCCATTCCTTGTAGCCGTCCGGATAGATGTAGCGACGGCTTGACAGGTTGCCCTGGGCATCGATGATGTCCCGGCGCTCGGCGCTGCAACGCATGCAGCGCACGGTTAGCGGTATGCCCCATCGTGGCGTCCAGTCGCTGGGCACGTGGTCCATGGCGTGGCCGATGGCTTTGCACTCGTCGTACATTGCCGCACATCGTAGGGTTCCGATGCCTTGCGTTGCAAGTCACAACATTGGTAATCTTTGTCGGTGCCCGAAGAAGACTTCCACACCCGGCTGGATGTGGTAGGAGACAACCTCGTCATCTACCCCATTCCTGATCGGGACCCGTTGGTCATCGATCTGGACCGGCCGCGGCCCAAGCCCATCCGATCGCCGGGGCAGGCGCTGGAAGCGCACCTGAAGATGTACAACTGGCTGCTCTCACCCCACGGCGAGGACCACGTGGCTCGGTTGTACCGGGCCTACACGGATCCTGAGCGCAACCCTCGGAAGTCATACAACGAAGAGGAGCGCATGGCGGTCCGGGCGACTCAGATCTCCCTCTTTGCCCACAACTCCACCACCTATGTTTCCAGCGACATGCTGCACATCGTGGACAACCTCTCCAAGACGGAGTTCGGCGCCGACTTCTTCCACCTGACGGACGTGCCGGACAACGGCGGCGTCATCCTGTTCGAGCACACCCTTCAGGACGACCTGTTCGAGGTGGGTGACCCGATGCGCGAGATGATGCAGATCGCCGGGTTCGCCTATGCGTTCATGGGTCGGGATGGCACCTATGTCACCGACTACAAGAAGATTGTTGCCGAATACAAACTGGTTGATGACAGTCCGGAGAAAGTCGAGACGGTCACCAAGCAGACCAAGGAGCACGGTGCTCTGGTAGTTGTGCCGCTCTATGACGCTGGGATGTACTTGGTCGAGGAAGGCGCTTGGCTCAATCGGGGCAGGCCGCAGGTGCTTCCCATGGCGCTCATGGCGGTCCCATTCGGGCCGATGTTGCATTACACCGAGGGCACCAATGCTGAGCGGGTCCGGCGCATCCTGCTGTCGCTGTTCCGGTTGATGTGGCAGCGGATCCTCCCCCGTGACCCGTGGATCCCCAAGCGGCACGAGCGGCGCCAGTTCGACCGCTTACGGAAGCACCCGCTGGAGGGCGAGCAGTACAAGGTCATCCACGTCCGCCGTTACGAGGGGCGCCAGCGCTTCGATGACCGTCATCCCATGGAGTCGGACGGCCTCCGCTGGAGCCGCCCGGCCGTGATCGTGCGGGGACACCCGAAGATGCAGTGGTACTCGTCCCTCGGTCCCGCCTATAACGAGGACGGGTCCTGGAACCTGGAGAGCCACCGGAAGATCTGGGTTGATGCCTACATCCGGGGTGATGGTGAGCCGGTGTGGAAGCACAACGTGACGGCCGTGATAAGGTAGTGCGATGGCACCACCTGTAAGGCCGGTTGAAGACCGAATCATCAAAGGACAGGGTTGCTGGCTTTGGGATGGTGCTAAGTCTGTTACTGGTTACAGCATGTGCTACGTCGGGCGTGGTCCGAACAAGGAGAACCTGTACCGAATGGCACATCGTGTGGTGTATGAACATCTGGTGGGACCGATCCCTGAAGGACAAGATCTCCACCACACCTGCGGCAACAAGTGGTGTGTAAACCTAAGACATCTGGTACCGGTTACAGATTCTGAGCACCGGACGATTCATCATGCTGCCAATGCGCTGTGTGCCAATGGACTGCACCCGAAGGTCCCAGGAGAGATGTGCAGCGCTTGTCGTCAAGCGAAGTACCGCCGGAACAATCAGCAGCGGCCATCGAGGGCAAGAGTGACAACACCTTGTCCTCGTTGTGGCCGCTCTGTGGGGGTTGGGTATCTGAGTCGGCATCTCCGCGGATGCCTGAGGTGACGCGCAAGAAGAAGCACCAGATCTTCGACGGCACCAAGGTCCACGTTCGGCGCAAGCAGTGTGCTACATGCATCTTTGGTAACAAGAGTCCAGTCGATGCTGAGCGAGTTGCTTCCATGATCAAGGAGTGTGGAGATATGGGTGCCATCCCTTGTCACCATCATCTTGGTGAGAAGATCAACCCGGTGTGCTTCGGCTTCTACTCGCTGGGCAACAACGTCTTGCTGCGGCTTGCTACGGCGATGGACGTCATCGAGTGGCACGGTGAAGATCCGCTCGTGACTTGACCTTCAAGATTCCGAACCCGTAGAGTGTTGCGATCCCGTGACGAAACGGGTTTGTCAACACAACAAGGAGAACCGTCGTGAGGCGACTGCTAATCCTCGCTGTGCTCATGAGTGCAGCCTTTGCCGCCAATCTTGTTGACGACAGCAACCCTGCTGCCGCACAAGAGACGTCACCTGAGCAACCGACCACGATGATCGGTGAGGCACCCCAACCACCCTCATCCGAGGCGACTCCTGTGGTCGCCGCGGCTCCGGAGGTAGCCGATCCCTTCGGGACTGGCATGCCGCTCTATGGCACACGGAACAACCCGTGGACGGCGATCATGCAGACCTGGCTCCGGGAGAACGGGTTCCGGCCCGGCCCATCGGATGCCTGGTTCGGTCTCCAGACCGAGAACGCTGTCAAGCGCTTCCAGCAGGCGGCGATCGATCAGGGTTTGTACTCTGGACCGGTCGACGGGGTCTGGTGGTGGGACGTCTCGCAGGCTCAGAAGGCCTACGTCGCTCCCGCAGCACCGGCTCCAGCGCCCGAGCCCGAGCAGGTGTCCGCTCCAACGCTGAGCGGGCGTTGCTCACAGTGGTCTGACAACGCACTCCGAGCGGGCTTCACGGCTTCTCAGTGGCCAACTGTTGATCGCCTCATGTGGCGAGAGTCCAACTGCCAGCCCGGTGCCTACAACCGTTCGGGTGCTTCCGGACTCATGCAGATCATGCCTATGTGGGCCGACGACTGTGGGGGGAGCCGGTCGGACCTGTTCGATCCGGATTTCAACCTCCGCTGTGCGGTGCACATCTACCACGTGTCGGGTTGGGGGGCCTGGAGCACCTACTGATCCTACTGATTCTTCGGGTACCGTATTGACAGACGGTCCGTCGACCTGTTAGCCACTGCGCACATGGCTACTAGGCGGCGGGCCGTCGCCGCGCAACCCAAGCAACCTCCCAAGACCGCCGCTCAACCTTCCAAGACCATCGAGCAACTGATCGAGGAGTATCAGGCGCTCGATGAGGAGTTGCGAGCACTGCGGGAGCGACATGACGGCCTGCGCCAAGAGATCGTGGCCCGTCTGAAGGACGCCGGACTGAGAGGGTTCGTACTGTGACGGTTGATGACAACACCGAAGAGAACCGTTCCTGGGCTCAGATGTTGATGGACACAGCCACCACCGTGGTGGTCCTCCAGGAGGAGTCCCAGAAGATCATCGAGATCATCATGACGCAGCACTGGGACATGCAGGCCTGCCCGTGCTGGATCTGCAAGGCTGGCCGGGATCTCGGCTTCCACCCGCGGCAGGACTACCAGGCGTGGAGTCATCCGGAGATGGCCAGGCCGAAAGTGATGGTTGACATGTGCATGTGTCGTAACATCAAGGCGCCGGTCGTTTACACCCACGTGAAAGGCTGTCCCCATTTCCCGACTGGAGGGGCCGCTTGATGGGCACACTGGATGGGTGAGGTGGGAAGATCCGAACCGTGACGAAGGAAGCGTGCTCATCCGGATGGCGGCGACGCTCGGCCTTGCTGCGTACTGCCTGGTCGTCGCCCTGCTGGTGGCAGTCCTCGTCGTCATCGGGATCTTCTGGATCGGCCTGCTGCTGGACTAGGCCATGATCCGGCCGGATGGGTTCTCCCTCACGCTGTCGTTCGCTGACGACGGCGAGATCTTCATCGGCATCGAGATCAAGACGGCCGAGCCACACGATGTGGCCCTGCTGACTGAGGACGAGGCGCAGCACCTGGTAACGCTGCTACAGGAAACAGTAAACCGGACGGCTATCATCCGGGAGATGACCACGATGTTCCCGGAGCAGCGAGACTCCATCCTGGAGAACATCGTCTTCCGCTGGGGAGGTGGGTTCATTGGCGAGGGCACGTAACTATGCCGCTGAGTACGCCCGGCGCTCGCAGCGAGCCGTGGCGCAGGGGTATCAGGGCTATGGCCACTACCGACGCTCGGCGCACGGTGCCAAGGGGAAGTCGTCGCCCGGAGTTGTTGACATTGACAGGACGAGCACCCGCAAGCGCATCCACGAGCAGGTCGCCATCTACGATGCCGACTTCGAGGACGACTGGCAGCGGGCTTCCTTCGGTTCCAGCCGGGTGAATGCTGCCATGTACAGCCCGAGCCGACAGGAACTGCGAGTCGAGTGGGTCAACGGCCCTGGTGGTGTGCCTTACCCGCCCTACGTCTACGACGCCGTGGGCTTCGCTGTGTGGGAGGAGTTCCGCTCGGCGGGCTCGCCGGGCCGATTTGTCAACAGCACGCTCAACTCGTTCCCGTACCGCCCGGCCCCTGAGTTCGCCAGTGAGTTCGGATGAGGACGCGCATCTACGGGCTCTGGCGGCTCTACATCGCCTTCGAGCGGCCCACGACCGAGAAGATGCTGCTCTCGGCGGCATGGATCCGTGAGTTGGCCCCGCCCTACCGCCGAGGCCGTGGTATCCGAATGCGCTGTGGTCACAACGCCGTGCAGGTCGGTTGGTGCAAGTCGAACCCCAACTCCGATGCTATGAAGCAGTTGGGTGGTTACAACATCAAGGCCAAGGCTGCTGAGATCGGAGGATGGGGTGCCCGACGTCATGCACCTGCTGAGGAAGACGGACGCCAAGGTGACGGTGACACGGTGCGGGCTGAGCATTCCGACGAAGACGGCTAAGGACTGCACCACCATCTGGTGGGATGAGCGGGTCACCTGTGACCAGTGCAACCCCTACACGTGGGTTGATGCCGAGCCGGTCGGCAAGAAGATGGTCCTGAAGTCCGAGGTCGACATGGAGGCCCGTGTCGTCATCTACGAGCCCAAGAAGGCCGAGGTCGAGGCGCCCAAGAAGATCCTCCGGCGTCGAACCACGCCTGAGCCTGAAACCAAGGTCGTCCGACGCCGGAGGATGACGTGATCTTCAAGCGCCGTGATGTCAGTGTCAATGGCGACTTTGACAAACGTCTTCTCCGGCTGAGCGACACGGACCTGCGAACGGCTGCTGACACTGCTCTGATGACAGCGTCGAACGGCATCTACAAGGGTGAAGTCCCCCTGGAGGAGGTGCTGCGAAACATCGAGCACGCTGGGGAGATCGTGCGGGCGCTGCTCTACCGTGCAGGCCTGTGACAGTTTCTTAGCAACCTGCTTCCCCTAACGCCTTAGGATTCGCTACACTGAGAATCATGAGCAAGACGTTGGAACAGCGTGTGAAGGCACTGGAAGATCAGGTGAAGACCCTCAACCTGGAGCGCCCCGGCCGCAAGGCCAAGCCGATGCTGGTGCTCCGGCAGAAGGGCGTGTGCGCGATCGACCCCGAGCGCAACTCGGCCACGTGCCCCGACTCCTCGATCTTCCGGTACCAGAACGGCTGCCACGGCACGGCTTGCATGCAGGAGCAGCAGAACGCCTACCAGCGCCGCAAGGACAAGAAGGAAGCCGAAGCGGTCGCTGTCTCGGTGCGCAGCAGGCGCTCGTCCAACGGCCGCATCTCCAAGGCCCCCGTCGCTACCAAGGCTCGGAAGACCACGGCTAAGCGGTGACGACGGAACCACGTCGGCACTGGGACAGCCCGCTGTTCCCCTACTTCGTGGTGGATCTCGACAATGGCGTGTTCGGTTTCCTGGAGGAGATCCTGGAGGCCAAGTTGGCCCACTCCAGAGGCCGCTACGGCGATGCATATGACGACATGCTGGAGCGAGGCGTGAAGGCGTTCCGCCTGGCCAGGGAGGGTCGCACGGCCGAGATCGAGGCTGCCATCGCTCCCAAGCGGGTCATCAAGCGCAAGCCTCTTGCCAAGGCTCCCAAGAAGCGGTAACCTGCGAATCAACGCCGAGAAAGTGGGATCCGCCGCCCGCCTCGGTTGTTGAGAAGCCCCCCGGGTCGTTGGCCTCCCCCATCTGATGAGGGTCGGTCTCCCTCCCCGGGGGGCTTCTCCCATGTAGTCTCCGGCAACATGCCGCCCCCTTTGTACGAGGTCGTAGAGGATCCGCCTGAGGAGATCTATGACGAGGATTTCGAGGGCGAAGAGAACTATGACGAAGAGCCGGTCCTTGAACTGGACGAGGAGTCGACGGCCTTCGTCCACCAGTTGGTGACGAAGGTTCTCATCTTCAACGAGGAGTTCACCGGGATGCGGTTGCATCCCTACCAGAACGAGTTCGCCTACCGGATCGTTGAGTCCCTGATCCTCAACGACGCTGAGGAACTGAGCGGCTTGTTGTCACGTCAGTCGGGCAAGACCGAGACGTTGGCGGACACGCTGTCGGGCTGCATGGTGCTGTTCCCCAAGTTGGCCCTGTCGTTCGAGATCATGAAGCGCTTCGCCAAGGGCCTGTGGGTGGGCTGCTTCGCGCCGAGCGATGATCAGTCAACACTGCTCCACGGGCGCATCGTGGACCGCCTCTCCAGCGAGCGGGCGCAGCAGTTCATGCTCGACCCCGAGATCGATGACAAGGTCGACGGCCGCGGCAAGATGATCCGGCTGAAGAACGGCTCCTTCGCCCGGCGGCAGACAGCCAACCCAAAGGCCAAGATCGAGGGCTCGTCGTACCACATCATCGTGGTGGATGAAGCACAGGATGTTGATGACGTCGTGGTGCGCAAGTCGATCCACCCGATGCTCGCTGCCTACGCTGGTACCATCGTCAAGATCGGTACGCCCGGCTACGTCAAGGGCGACTTCTTCCGCTCGATCCAACTGAACAAGCGCCGGGGCACGCGACGGGGCGTCCGCCAGAACCACTTCGAGTACGACTGGAAGATCGTCGCCAAGTACAACCCGTCCTACGGGAAGTTCGTGGCCAAGGAGAAGTTGCGCCTCGGTGAGGACTCCGACGAGTTCCAGATGTCGTACTGCATCAAGTGGCTTCTGGAGCGGGGCCAGTTCGTCACCGAGGATGTGCTGGAGTCGATGGCCGACCGATCCATGCCACTGGTCAAGTCGTGGTACCGCTCGCCGTGTGTTGCCGGAATCGACGTGGCGCGCATCAAGGACTCCACCGTGGTCACGGTGTGCTGGGTCGACTGGGAGTATCCGGATCCCTTCGGGTTGCGGGAGCACCGGATCCTCAACTGGCTGGAGTTGACCAATGTCCCGTGGGAGGAGCAGTACTTCACCATCGCTGAGTTCCTGAGCCACTACGCCATCGCCCGGTGCGGTGTGGACGCCCAGGGCATGGGCTCGGCGGTGGCCGAGCGCCTGGCTGCCTTGCTCGGTAGTCACATGGAAGTGGTTCCGGTACCAAGCGACCTGAAGGCCCAGGGGACTCGCTGGAAGTTCCTCCAGAACATGGTCGACCGGCGCATGCTGGTCTTCCCCGGCCACTCCAAGGCCCGCCGGACCAGGGCACATCGCCGGTTCACGCAGCAGATGACCGACGTGGTGAAGGAGTACAAGCAGGGTCACATGCTGGTTACAGCACCAGATGAGACCGAGGCGCACGATGATTTCCCCGACTCGCTGGCCATCGCCGTGTCGATGAGTCAGGTCGAAGAGGTGGATTCTGTTGAGGTATTCAACAACCCCTTCTACGCCGCTCAGCAGCGGTAGGTGTATCATCCGCCCCGATCGGCCGAACAAGGAGAACGCTGATGGGCTACCCCGATCCTGAGGTCCAGTACGAGTACGACCTTGCTGACAACCAGCGTCGGCGCGGTCCGCTGCGTTTCGAGGAAGGCATCGCCACCGACACCGATGTCCCCCGTGACTTCCAGCAGGGCGCCTACGGCGACACGCAGGGCACGGAGTACGGCGGCTGGGCGACGGTCACCAAGTCGCCCGCCGAGACCATGAAGGAGCGGGCTCACCTCGGCTCCTCGACGTGGATCGAGGCACCGAGCCTCCTGGCCGAGTTCGTCCAGGGTGCTCACACCGGCATGATGCCGCCGTCGTTCGAGCGCGAGTACGGCTCCGAGGGCCGCATCCACCGCATCAACCGGGCCAACGTGCCTGACTGATCATGGCAACAGCCAAGACCGGTTCGGTGGCGAAGCCCGCGACGGTCGCCAAGACAGCAGGAGGGGCGCCCGGGCCGGGGCGCCCTACTGTTGTCCCCTACAAGTTCGGGGTCCGGCGTCCGCAGCCGTACAGCGACAACAGGTGGGTCCCGGTCAACCCGTTCATCCAGATGAAGCCCAAGCCCCAGGCGATGCAGGCGGCTGAGGCCAAGATGGACACTTTCATGCCCGCCCGGTTGATGCCGGATGCAATGCGGGCGGTGAACGCTCGCAAGCGCCAGATCGAACGGAAGGTCTGATGCTCTCCGACGCGCAGTTCGAGGGCCTCGCGGCCAAACTCAACGACCCCGACATCGGCGGGTTCACGGCGAACATGCGCCGCGGCGGGGAGCAGCCCAGGAACGTCTTCATGGTCGGCCAGCGGGACGTCCAGGAGGGCACCCATGCGCTGCCGTCGACCGGGTCCTCGATCCGGACCTACGCCGAGGCGAACCAGACGACGTTGATGCAGCCTGGTCGGCACCTCGGTGGCTGGGCGGCGAACGAGGGCAACCTTGATGTGCCAGCAGCGTTCCCCCGCACACCGAGGGGTGAGGTTGCCGCCCGGTGCTCGACGCTGGCCAACGAGCAGATGGCCTACGGGGAGATCAGTCGCAAGGGCGCCTATGTCGGGGACCGCAACAACCCGTACCACCCGGGCAACCGCCGGGGCGACATCATGGCCGAGGACACGCCGGAGCAGCGTGAGGTATGGTCTGCCATGCCCCAGTACTCGGCGCAGTTCAAGAAGAGGGGTCGGAGGATCAGCCCTCAGTCCTCGTTCTCGTGACCCAGTAGGTACTGCTCGGTCTTGCCTTGGCTGTCGGTGTCAACAACGACCAGTTCCCAGTCCGAGTGCTCGGCGCAGGTGTGGGGCGGATCACCGGGGACCAGTGTCTTGTCGCACACGACACAGGTCTCCGAGTGCCCGGACATCAGCCGGTGCTTGCTCACGCCGACCCGCTTCAGTGCTTCGTTCTTGTACCCGATCATGAGTGCCACTGTAGCAGGGTTCGGAACCCTAGTGTCAATGTCAGTGGTTTGGGGCGCGTTGTCGCTGGGGTAGCGTGTCGGAGACGTGAGCAGGTAGATGGAACACGCTACGGTTGTAGTCATCGACTTCCAGTCGAACTACCAGGAGGAATGACATGGCCGACAGCGAGGATCGCACTCCCGCTCAACGCAAGAAGGACCTCGAAGCGGACGCCACCGTCGCTCAGGCCGTCAACTCTGGCGACAAGCGCTCGCTGGCTGATGTGGAGGCCGAGGTCGAGGCGAGGGTCTGGCAGGCGCAGACCGGTGGGGCGGCGTTCCCGCCCAACCCGATGCCCAACCAGCCGGAGCCGACGCCGGAAGCGGCGAAGGAGAAGTACCTGGAGTCCCAGGCTGAGCACATGAGCGACCGCCAGCGCAAGGCGCAGGAGCAGCGCGACAAGGAGGCTCAGCAGGTTCGGGAGGCCGGAGAACGCGAGATCGAAGAGTGGAAGAAGGCCAACCCCGACAAGGTGAAGGAAGCCGAGGAGCGGCAGGCCGAGCGCCAGCAGACCCAGACGGCTCGTCGGTAGGCACTACTCTGGTTGCGGCCCGGACCGCACGAGGATGGTGTCATGAGCATGATCAGTTTCGCACCAGCCTCGTACCGGGCCGCAGCCAGCGATCTCACTGTTGCCGTAAGCCCCCTGGGGCTCGTGGAGTTGGCCGATGAGGAGTTCGAGGTCCATGGGCCTCGTCTGACCCGCTACGCCAGCAACTGGGCGTGGTACCTCGGTCACCACTGGGCCTACCGGCGGGAGATCGGTGACTCGCAGTTGACGTTCAACTACGTCAAGGCGTTCGCTGATTACATCAACAACTTCTGCTTTGGCCAAGGGGTCGAGTTCGCCTCCCCCGAGGCCACGTCGGCCATCCTGCCCCCGCTGCTGAAGCGGGTCTGGGAGGTCGACAACAACAAGCACAACATCCTGTGGGAGATGGCGCAGCAGGGTGGTGTCTCCGGCGACGTGTTCGTCAAGACCGCCTATGAGGAACCCTTCGTGGACGCCGCGGGCCTGCCGCATCCCGGCCGGGTGCGCATCCTGCCGCTGAACCCGGCGTTCTGCTTCCCGGAGTTCCACCCGCACGACCGGGAGCGGATGATCCGCTTCAAGTTGAAGTACAAGTTCTGGGCGACCGCTGCTGATGGAACCAGGGCGGTCAACACCTACGTCGAGTTGATCACGGACTCCATGATCGAGGAGTACGTCAACGACGAGTTGATCGACCGGCGCCCGAACCCCCTGGGCGAGATCCCGGTGGCGTTCATCCCGAACTACCCGGTGGCATCGAGCCCGTGGGGCCTCTCGGACATCCAGGACATCATCAGCCTGAACCGGGAGTACAACGAGAAGGCCACCGAGATCTCCGACATCATCAACTACCATGGCTCGCCTGTCACCGTCATCATCGGGGCCAAGGCTTCGGGCCTGGAGAAGGGCGCCAAGAAGGTCTGGGCCATCGGCAACAAGGACGCCCAGATCCAGAACCTGGAGATGCGGACGGACTTCACCGGGATGCTCGGCTTCCTGGAGGTGCTGAAGCAGGCGATGCACGAGTCGACTGGTGTGCCTGCCGGTGCGCTCGGCCAGCAGCAGCCGATCTCCAACACCACCGGCACGGCGCTCACCATCCAGTACCAGCCGCTGATGATGCGTCGTCACATCAAGGTGGTGCAGTACACCCGGGGCCTGAAGGACATCAACCGCCATGTGATCAAGACGCTCGCCATCTTCGAGCCCGAGGCGCTGGTGTTCAACCCGATCCTGTCGGGCGTGCCGCCCAAGCCGGATCAGATGCTGGAACTGGATCCGACCGACGCGCTGACCTACAAGACCGAGGTCAACTGGATCTCGCCGCTGCCGATGGATCTCTTGGTCAAGATCAACGAGATCCAGGCGAAGATGGCGCTCGGCCTGGAGTCCAAGCGTGGCGCTCTGCGGGACCTGGGTGAGCAGTTCCCCGACCAGAAGGTCCAGGAGATCTTTGAGGAACTGCTGGAGGACACCAAGGAGCAGGCGGCGCTTGATCTCATCCGGGCGCAACTGACCCAGTTCCAGATCGCTGCTACCGGCATCATGCCGGACGGCACGCCGATGATGATGGAGGACGGTTCGATGCCGGGTGGACCGGTCGACCCGGTCCTGGCTCAGCAGATCATGCAACTTGCTTACGGAATCGCCCCGCCGCAGACGTTGGACTATGACAACACCAACAAGTGACGGGGTATAGCCCTCATCAGCGACGTTGTGGCATCCTTCGCGTATACGGACAACTCGACGGAGGACATGATGTCAGGTACTGCTGCGGAAGGCGCCGGTGGCTTGCCCCCTGAAACCCCTGCTCAGGGCGTACTTGTGGGCACGGATCCCCGCCAGCCACCGGTCACCTATGCCGATCTCCAGCCAGGCCAAGTTGCAAATAGTAACAGCGGCCTGATCAACCCTGGGCAGGGCGTTGGGGCCGGGACGGCTGCTGGTGGCGGTTACACCGCCGGAGGTCAGCGTCTCTTCACCGAGGAGGATGTGGCTCGCATCCGCCGGGAGGAGAAGGACAAGTTGTACGGGCGCATCGATGAGATGGACACCCAACTGAAGACCCTCCAGCAGGAGCGGGAGGCCCGGGAAGCCGCCATCGCTGACGAACTTCGAGCCCGCGAGGAGGCTGATCGCAAGAAGCGTGAGGAGGAGATGGACGTCCGCTCGCTCCTGGAGACCAAGGAGCATGAGTGGTCGCAACGCTTCCAGTCGTTGGAAGCAGAGCGTGAGCGTGACCGGGCCGTGCTGGAGCAGGAGCGCCGCTTCAACGAGTTGGTGAACTACCAGCGGGCTCGGGTCGACCAGGAAGCCGAGTGGATCATGCCCGAACTGCGGGATCTGATCACCGGCAACAACGAAGCGGAGATCGACGCCAGCATCGAGTTGATGAAGGCGCGGACGGCGCAGATCCTCGCGTCCGTTCAAGGTGCTGTAACCTCGCAGCGCCAGCAGTACCGGGGGACCGCCGTCACGGCGCCACCTTCGGGGCCTATGGAGCAACAGACGACGTTCGAGACGTTGACGCCGGATGACATCCGGTCGATGGATATGGCGACGTACACGAAGTACCGGGACCGGCTGATGCAGTCAGCGTCGCAAGCGCGACGCCGGTAGTAACCGTCAACAACGAACGTCCCTTAGGAGGGCTCCATGGCCGGACCGGCCCCGCTCGGTTCCCCATTCCCGCAGAACACTGCGATCACCGGTACCCCGCAGGTGGCAGCCGGTGCGACCAACTCCATCTACCAGCCTGCTGCTGGCTACGACGCAGCCGCGGCGGTTGGTGCCAACCAGACGGGCCTTGGGTACGGCGTCGCTCCGGCGACTGGTGCCACCAACCCTTCGACCATGCTCGGGCCAGCGATCCAGACGATCTGGAGCAAGGAGATCTTGTTCCAGGCGATGCCGGTGCTGCGGTTCGAGCAGTTCGCGGTGAAGAAGACTGAACTCGGCGTCATGCCGGGTCTGACCGTCAACTTCATGCGTTACAACAACCTCCCGGTCCCGGCGGGACCGCTGGTGGAGGGTGTGCGCATGCGGACCCACGGTCTGTCCGCCCAGCAGTACAACATCAAGGTGGCCGAGCAGGGCTTCGCTGTTGCCGTCAGCGAACTGCTCCTCAACGCTTCCTTCGATGATGTGATGGCATCAGCATCTCGGCTCCTCGGGCGCAACATGGCGCTCTACCTCGACACGCAGGCGCGCACGACGCTCCAGCGGTCGACGTCGGAGGTCTACGGCTACGCCAAGCCTGCTGCCATCAACGCCGGGTACGGCGTGTACGAGCCCGGCACGGTCGGCACGTGGGCCACGGTGGCCGGGACGGCGCCCTCGGGTGGGCCGTTCTACCTCCACCCGCACTCGGTGAAGGATGCCGTGGAGGCCCTGGCCTCCAAGAACATCCCTCGCCTCGGTGAGACCTACGTCTGCTTCGTGCACCCGCACCAGGCACGGCGCCTTCGGGACACCCCGGAGTGGATCGAGGTCACCAAGTACGCGGCGCCGGGCAACTTCATGCTGGGCGAGATCGGCCGGATCAACGACGTGGTCTTCATCGAGACCACCCAGATCGGCGCTCCGGTCGGCATCGGCACCGGCACCTCGACCAACCTCACCCCGACCGGCGACGACCCCTCGGTGCTCCAGACCTTCTGGCGTGACACCTTCGGGAAGACCGGTGAGGGCGGGGCTGGTGACGACATCGAGCAAGTTGCCGGTTCGTCGTACCAGGATCTCGGTCCTGGTGATGTGGCAACACCGGGCTGGGGCCAGACCTGGCCGACGCCACTCCCCGGCGCCTTCGAGGCGCTGATGGTCGGTGACAACGCCTTCGGGCATGCCATCAGCCTCCCCGTCGAACTGCGTGACGGCGGCGTGCTCGACTTCGGTCGTGAGCACGCCCTGGCGTGGTACGGCATCTGGGGCTTTGGCACCGTGACCGACGCGGCGGTGGTTCGGATCATCACCAACTGAGCGGGTACGATCCGCTCTATGGCGCATGGACCGGGGAGGCTTTCGGGCCTCCCCGGTTCTCGTAACAAGGAGAATGTTGATGGCGACAGCACGGCAGCAACCGCAGCAGCAGACCGAGCCTGACGAAGAGCCCACCCTGGGCACGCTGAACGGCATCTTCGAGAAGCCGCTGATCGTGGACGAGGTGCACGAGGTGCCACTTCAGGCACCGCAGGGTGCTGTCGGCTACATCATCCGGCCGAACATCACCATCGAGCAGATGACGATCGGTGAGGACTCGTTCGACTTCAAGGCAGGGACGCGCTACCGGGTGCCCGAGCGGGTGGCCCAGATCTTGTTCGACCGGGATCTCCTGATGGAGATGCCCTTCAGGGGCTAGGAGGCCCAATGAGCATCATCGCTGTCCACGGTCCCAACACCTGGGGCTCGAAGGGCACTGTTGCCACATCAACCGTCAATGCCGACGCCGCAGCCAACAACGGGTTGAAATGGACCTTCAGCCTCAACTCGACGTCCACACGTGCCGATCAGGACTTCTCGTGGGCGTTCCCGCCCAACGGCACGCCGACGCCCCAGACCGTGAAGGCACCGACGCAGGTCACCTACGCCACGGCGGGGTCCAAGACGGCGACGCTCACAGTCACCGACACGCAGCGCACCATCTCCAACAAGGCGCTGACGAGCAACGTCGCCACCCTCACCACAACGGTGGCCCACGGCTTCGCCATCGGTCAGCAGGTCATCGTGGCCGGTGTTGGCGCTCCGTTCGACGGCACCTGGGTCGTTGCCAGCACGCCCTCGGGCACGACGTTCACCTTCGCTGACACGGCGGCGAACGTCACGTCGGCTGCTTCCGGTGGCACGGCGACCTCGACCGGTACTCCGGCAGCGGGTTCGTACCCGATCACCATCACCGCTGTTGCCACCACCAGCCCGATGATGGTCGAGGAAGGTGGCGGTGGCGAGGAGACCATGGCTCTTGATGAGTCAACAGGGCCGTTCGATCCTGCTGACCACACGGTGCCTGAGGTGGTGGAGTACGTCGAAGCGCATCCGGATGAGGTGGAGGACATCTATGCCGCCGAGACGGCGGGCAAGAACCGCACCACCTTGCTCAACCAACTGGAGGCGTACCGGGTCTTCGATCCGGCTGACTACACCGTGTCCGAGATCACCGACTACATCGAGGCCAACCCGGAGGAGTACGACGCCGTCCTGGAAGCCGAGGCGGCGGGTAAGAACCGTGCTGGTGTCATGAACTATCCGCGTCCGGCCTGAAGGAGCCCCCGTGGTCGCCCTGCTTGGGTTCACCGTCAAGAACACACCGGACGTTGCCGGGAACCTCGATGTTGCCGAGCCTGATTCCGGTGACTTCACCATCCTCGGCAACCATCGGTACGGTGTCATCACCGGCTGCCAGGTCACCGATGGTGGTGTGGCATCACAGGTCAATGTGACCACGGGTGTTGTCGTCGTCAACGGTGTCATCGTGCCTGTGGCGGCGACGATCGCCCTCATCGGCTCGGTGACCGCCGAGGCGCGCTTCGACCTGGTGACGGTGAACCAGAGCGGTGTCGTGGGAGTCCTTCAGGGCACGGCCAACCCCAACCCGGTCTTCCCGGCGATCCCGGATGACCGGATGGTGTTGGCGGCAGTGTACGTCGGTGCCGGTGTGTCAGTCATCACCGACAAGCGGATCATGCTTCCGCTGAAGTTGGCCACTGCCATTGACAACGGCACGATTGTGTCCGTCTACAACACTGCCGGGACCACGTTCAAGTTCAGCATCAGCCACGATGGATCGCTCAACTGGCCTCTGGTCGGGGTGACTGCTTCCGGAACCTGGCTCACCGTGCTCGGTGATCTGGCCGTCCGGAACTTCCAGGCCGAGACGGTCGAAGCCGACAACAGCATCGTCTCCCGTGGCACTGTTGTCGGCACCAATCTGCTCCGAGGGCACACGCTCCCGATTGGCGGTGTGGCTGGAGGCCTCTTCCAGCGCAGTGATGGCACGCTCTGGCTGTGGAGCGGTACGGAATGGGGGAACATCGCAGCCGACCCAACGCCAGCCGGTGTTGTCGTTGCCACCATGGCGGCGGAAGCAGACCCCGGCTGGCTCATCCTCGACGGGCGAGTGGTCTCCCAGGCTGTCTCAGGAAGGCTGTGGGACAAGTTCCCGCAGTGGAGAGAAGGTTCCAACTTCAGGCTTCCTGATGCTCGTAACAGCGTGTTGATGCAAGCACCGGTAGGGAACCGTGGTGGATCCTCGACGGTCACGCTTGGCACGAACAACATGCCGCCGCATCGCCACAACGTGGCGGCAAACCCTCTCACCGGGCACACGCACGCCGCCACGGCGATTGCCGTGCCCGACCATTCCCATGACGTCTTGTCAGGAGGTGCTCATGAGCATCACGTGGCAGACGGTGGACATGCACACGTCTGGGCAGACGGTGCCGGTGGTGGGGCGTTCATCGCCAAGTACTTCGGCGGCACACGCCGCCTCGATGGTCCATTCAACGACGCGAGTCACCCGGTGGCAGTTCAGGAGGTGGATGCAACAACACGAGCCGCCACTGGAGTAGAAGTCACATCAGGGAGGAGCGAGCACACCCATGTGACGGCGGTCGGTGGTGGCCACAGCCACACCGTGCACGTCGAACCAAGCACGGGTTCGCTCGTCGGTCTGACCGAGCAGGTCGTCGGCGGCGGGGCGCCCATCAGCACCCTGCCGCCGTTCCTCGGTGTGAACTGGATGATCCGTACCTAGAGGAGGGTCTGTGACCGACATCAACGCACTCGGAACCGGTGTTGTCACATCAGGAGAGACGACACTGATCGCACTGTCGAGCGCCGTCCAGATGGAAGGTGTCGAGCACTCCCCCTACGCCAATGCGTTCGTGACGCCCGGCATCCCGGGCAGCGGCTTCGTCGCCCCTGGAGGCTCGGGGGGTTCTTCGGGGGGCGACGGAGGCGTCTCGTCACTGCTCCCGGGCTCCCGGGACCTGGCGTATACCGCTGGTGACTGGGCCGTGTTCGCCTTCTTGTTCCAGGGCATGGCCTATGTCGAGGAGCAGCCGGTCGGTGCCGGGTGGGCTGATGACGGCAACGGACAGTGGACCTACACCGATGTTGATGACAGCGAGCCGCCTGTCACCACCCAGATCCCCTGGGTCCAAGCCACCTGGGCCTCGCAGGTCCGCACCAAGTACTGGCAGCGCTACGGCTACTGGTGGCCCCCGGTGCGGCCGATTGGCATCCTGATGACTGACTTCCTGGTGACGGCAACATTCATGCCGCGCACGGCCACCATGCCGCCGGGCACCATGGTGACGCTCTCGGGCACGACGTTCTACCCCGGCGAGTACTTCTGGGACCTCCAGACCAACACCGACGACGGCACGCTGTACTACGCCTATCCCAGGACGATGCTCTCGGGGAAGGCTCGGGTTGGTCAGCAGGTGACGCTGTGATCCCCGCTCCACCGCACACTGTTGTGGTAACAGCCATGACGCCTGCTGTTGCGCAGGTCGTGGCCAACACCGGGACCACGCAGGTCGTGTCGGCGCCCGGTGGCATTCCCGGTCCTCCGGGGAAGCCTGGTGTCACACCAGAGTGGTGGTCTGGCACGCAGACTGAATACAACAACCTCGACACCTACGACGCCGAAACGTTGTACGTCATCACAGCCCCATGAGGAGCCTTCAATGCCTTTGACCTCTGCTGGCCTCAACACCGCCTGCGACGCCTGGAAGAGCGCCTACACCTGGCTCGCCCTTTACAACGGCGACCCCACTGGTGCCGGGTCCGAGATCGCCGGAGGGTCACCGGCCTACGCCCGCAAGCAGGTCACCTTCGGCGCCTCGGCCAACGGTGATGCATCCATCTCGGCGGCGCAGACCTTTGACATCCCCGCCGGTGCCACGGTCTCGCACTATGCCTTCATGACCGCCTCGACGGCGGGCACCCGTGGTGGTTCCGGAGCCTTCGCCGCCTCCGAGGGACCGTACGGCGCGCAGGGCACGTATCAGGTGACTTCCGCCACAGTCGCCTTCGACTGATTGGTGCGACGGTGGCCGTCGCCTTCGTCAAGAACCACACAGCCGCCACGCCGATCAAGGCGGCGGGCACGACGATCGCCGTCAACCTGTCAACGATCGTCCCGGCGGGGAACACGATCATCGCCGGGATCCTGTTCGACAACGCTGCCGTAGCGAGCAAGCCTGTTGTCAGCAGCATCGGTGTCGCCGCTGGTGAGACGGCCTCGTGGGTGTTCCTGGGTGCGGCCCGTTCGACGTCGACATCGGCGGGGGCGTTCGCCTCCGGTGAGTTGTGGGCCATCCGGACGACGGTCGCCTGGCCGGTGGCTGGCTACACCGCAACCCTCGACTCTTCGACGGTGATGAAGGCCACCCAGGCGCTGGAGTTCTCAGGCCTGTTTGCTCTGACTCGCTCGACGGCTGGCACCAACTACTCAACGACGACGACCGCTGCCTCGGCAACGACGACCGGCACGACCCCAGTCATTGGTGATCTTGCTGTTGGTTTCATGTTCCAGTCGAACGCTTCCTCGTTCGGCACTTCGGACACCGACACCACCGGAGGGTCGTGGTCGGCCGGTGTCTCCCTCGGCTCGACGGGCAGCAGTGCTGCCACCAACAACTTCGGCCTCATCCAGTACAAGATCCTCACCGGCGCCAATCATCAGACGTACAACGCAGCGGCTGCCCTGACCGCTGGCAACGGCTCGATCGTCACGATTCTCCAGGCGTACGCGCCCGCTCTCGTCACGCAGGCGGCGTACCGCTTCTACGCTTCGGGTGGCTCGGAGTCGGCGGGGACCGCCATTGCCGCTCAGGACACCGCCTTCGCCTATGACGCCTCACCGAATGACTTCTTCGGCCAGTTGCGGATCCGCTTGCAGTCGACGTCGGCCCAGGCTGTCGCCTCGACGGAGGACTGGACGCTCCAGGTCCAGGAGTCCTCGGGACCGTGGAACAACGTCGTATTGGGTTCTGGCTATGTGCAGCCGTTCCCTGATTCCGGAACCACTGATGGACAGGCGACGACCAACAAGTTGACCGGTGGCACGGGGACGTTCGTGGCGGGCAAGGTCTCCGAGGACGCTGTAGCCGACGACGTCGGGTGGGGTGGCAACAACTTCACCGAGTTGCTGTACACGCTCTATGCCGACCGGACCCAGATGGGCAACGGCTTCGTCCTGAAGTTCCGCGTCGTCCCGACGTCGGTCGACACGACGATGACCTACTCGGTCACACCGACGATCAACGTCACCAAGAACGCGGCGACCATCTCCCAGGCGGCGTACCGCTTCTATGCTGATGGAACTGAGTCCGGAAGCACGGCTCTGGCAGCCCAGGACACGGCGTACTCGCCCAACCTGACCACCGGGGACTTGAACCTCGGGGTCCGGGTCCGGTTGCAGACGACGAACAACGCACTCAACGAGATCTACTTCACCTACGAGTTGCAGTACGACCTCAACAACGCCGGGGTGTGGAAGACGCCTCAGGTACTGATTGACGCGTACACGGCCCAGACAACCGCCAACGCCCTCACCACCGACATCGTCCGCACAGCGCAGTCCTTCATCGGCAACGGCAATGCGATGTCGAAGACGAGGTTCATGCTGTGGTCGAACCCTTTGTCAGGGCCGACGGTGACCTCCAAGATCTACTCGGACAACGCGGGCAAGCCAGGGACGGTGGTTGCCTCGTCCACGACCACGATCCCAACCTCCAGCCTTCCAACCTCGGCAGGGACCTGGTTCGAGTTCGCTTTCGCGCCCTTCACGCTGGCCAATGGCACCAAGTACTGGGCAGCGATCGAGTGCACCACCATCCCTGGCGGGGAGTCCGTCATCTACGGGGTCGCCCCGACAGGCGCGCACTCCGGCGAGCAGTACACCTACCTGGTCTCCTTCAGCGACTGGCTCTCGACCTCCAATGATGTCGTCTTCCAGGTCCTTGGCGGTGATCCGCATGTGGCGGTCTATGACTCAGCATCGTTGACCAACGATGCGGCGATCTCCGCTGCTCGCCTGACCGGTGGCACGGGGTCGATGCAGGTTGGTCGGGTTTCAGAGGACGGTGTCGTTGATGTCACAGCGGCGTGGGGCAACAACAACTTCACGGAGTTCCTGTACTCGGTCACCCTGAAGGCCGCTGCCCTCGCCCACAACGACATCATCAAGTTCCGAATCACCCGCAACGGCACGACGACCGGTGTTACCTACACCGTCACACCGACGCTGAACATCGTCTTGGTGACTGGCCCTTCTGGCTCGGGGACGATGACGTCAACCAGTTCGTTGACGGCAACAGGACAGCGTCAGGCTTTGCGATCGTTGACACTCAATGCCGTGGCGACGCTCAGCGCAGCGGAGACCCGCAAGTCGTTCGGCACGTTCAGCGGCGCACTTGCTTACAGTGACACGTTCGATCGGGCTGACACCACTGAACCCGTTTCAGCAGGGGTCGGGCTCGGGGCCAACTGGATTGGTGAGGGCTACAAGATCTCCTCCAACGCCGCGCTGCGCACGGGGTCCTCACCTGCGGCGTGGTACCAGACGGCGGCTCCGAATGACCAGTACGTCGAGGTCGATCTGCCTAGTGGTTCGACGTCGGACTCGGGCTGCCTGGTGCGAGGCTCAACCAACAACTCGATCACCAATGGCTACGGCTCCTGCTACGTCGGCATGCTCGACTCGTCATCGGGCGGGGCCAAGGCGTGGATCATGAAGTACACCAGCGGCTCGTTCGTCGGGTTCCTGGCCGACGTCGCCATCACGCCTATCACTGGTGCGGTCACCCTGCGCCTCACCGCTGTCGGGTCGCTTCTGACGCTGTACCGCAACGGCGTGCAGGTCGCCACGGCCACCGACTCGGCCCACACTGGCCAGTGGATCGGCATGCAGGAGGGCGGCTCGACGCCGCAGATCCTCGCTTGGCGGGGTGGGACGTTCGGAGTACTGACATCAACATCATCTCTTTCAAGCACAGCCCGACGTACAGCGGCGTTCTCAGCGGGCACGATTGGCTCTACGACGTCGTCATTGACACTGACATCAAAGCGGGGTGGCACGAGTGCTATTGTGCTGCCTTCGACATCATCGGTCGTGGGGACCGGTGTCCGGCAGAGCCGAAGCACGGCGGCACTGGTGTCGACAGCAACGCTCACTGTCACGGGTTTCGGGGTCCGCGCCGGACAGGGTACGGCCCTGCTCACGGCAACAGGGACGCTCACGGCCACCGGCAAGGCGCAGCACCTTGGTTCACTCCTGCTGACGTCGACAACGGCTCTGAGCATCACGTCTCGCCGTCAGGCGCTCTCGACGGCCTCGTTGAGTGCAGCAGCCATGCTGACGATCACCTCCAAGCGGGCGGCACTTGGCTCGGGCACGGTTGGTAGCACGGGCTCGACGGTCGTCACCGGACGACGTACGGCAGACCGCTCGGCTGGGTCGTTTGGTTCCACTTCAACGTTGACGGCGACTGCTCGGCGCACGGCTGCCCGCTCGCTCTCTCTGACGTCGACATCAACGCTGACTGCTGAAGGGTTCCGGCCACCGGCTGCGGACGGGGTCATCGACAACTTCGGGGCCACCAGTTCGCTCTCGGCCACTGGTGTGCGTCGGTCCAGTGGCTCCATCCTGCTCGGAGCAACGTCCGGGTTCGCCACGCAGCAGAAGCGGGAGTCTCGCAGCACCGCGGCACTGACCGCCGTGACAGCGTTGACGTCGACATCAACTCGTGGCTCCCAGGGTACGGCGACGTTGGGATCCTCCGCGGCGCTGTCAACGACAGCACGCAGGGTTGCCTCCCACTCGCTGTCCATGTCAGCGAGCAGCCATTTCGTCGTGGCCGGGAACCTGATGGGCTTGGGCTCGCTCACGCTGTCCTCGGTCGCCACGCTGCATGGTGTCGGGTTCCGACCGATGGCCTTCGGCGGTGCCGCCTTCCTCAGTGCCACTGGTTCGTTGACGGCAACAGGACGGGGTCAGCGCACAGGTGTGGCAACGTTGCATGCCACCTCAGGGTTCGCCCCTGGCGTAGGAGCACGTGGTGGTGCAGGTGTGGGCCTGCCGATCTCGGCCTCCTCGTCGCTTTCCTCGGTAGGCACGAAGCACTCGCTCTCCTCGATCCTGCTCACGGCGTCCGGTGACATCCTCGCCACGGGTGCGATCTTCATCCCGCCTCATGCTGAGGGCGACGCCGCTCTTGCTGCCACATCAAGTCTCGTGGCGCACGGGCGTGTCCCACCCGCCAACGTCGGCATCATCCTGAACGATGCTTACGCCATCTATCTGGGCACGGCGAAGGCCACCAAGGTGTACCTGGGAACTGTCCAGGTCTGGCCCAAGGAGTAGTATCCGCCGCCATGAGCGCGTCCCAGGAGACCATTGCCGCCACGGCTCGGGCTCGGCTGCGAGACTTCGGCCAGTTCTTCGAGACGCCCTACGACCGTGGCGCTCCGACGCTGCGGTTGTCGCACCCGATGATCGAGGCGTCCACACTGTCGGTCTGGCATCCGGCGGATGGCGTGCCGGTCACTGCTGGCTACATGCTCGACGCCCGCAACGGGGTCCTGAAGTTCGATACGCCGACCGACTGGACCGGCGGGGTCGGTGTTTCCGGTTACCACTACACCTGGTTCCTCAACGAGGACCTGATGTTCTTCGCTGGTGTCACCATCAACTACCACATGGAGGGCCGGGAGGACGCCAGCATCGGTGACTTCACGGCCACAGAGGCTGATGCCATCAGCATCGGCACCGTGGTCCAGGCGCTGTGGTCGCTGGCCTCGGAGTTGTCCACCGACATCGATGTGTCAACACCGGAGGGCATGAACATCCCAGCCTCGCAGCGTTTCCGGCAGGTCTGGGAGATGCTCCAGTACTGGCAGGCCGAGTACCGGCGCATCGCCTCGCTGCTCAATGTCGGGCTGGAGCGGATCGAGCAGTTCTGCCTGCGCCGGACGTCGCTGACGACGAACCGCCTTGTTCCCGTCTACAGGCCACGGGAGTTCGGTGACCCTCGTTGGCCGGAGCGGATCTACCCGAAGATCGACCCGCACAAGCAGTCAGGCGACCACTCGACGGCTGGCAACGAGTTGGATGTGTACTCATCGACGTGGGGAGGCTGGTGATGCCCGCAGGAATGCACGAAGGCAA